CCTAGTTCCGCCTGGTTCTATGATTAACACGCTGAATGGCAGTTCTACTGCCGTGCCGACGGCCACGACTGTCGACGTACCTGGTGCCGGTCTGTATACCTCATCGCCGCAGCAGTTCGGCGTCAGCAACCCAGCGGGCGCGCAGGCAACAGCGGGGTTATTCTAAGCCATGTCAGCGCAAATCATACCACTGACTACAAATCCTAATCAAACATTCGCAGTACAACTCACGGTCGATGGAGCTACACTGACGCTGGGCTTTGTGCTTACGTACTCAGTAATGTCTGGCTGGTGGATGATGCAGGTATCCAGTGCGCAGAACGTGGTTCTCATAGCCTCTGTTCCGCTTATTACTGGCTACTATCCATCAGCCAACTTGTTAGCTCAGTATGGTTACCTGAAGATAGGAAGTGCGTACTTGCTGAACACAGGTAACTCCACTACAGACTATCCTGGTGCCAATGATTTGTCGAACTTCTCATTGCTCTGGTCGGACACTGCGCTATGAGCACCCCATCTACGATCCCATTCTTCGGGCCGGCGTGGAACCTTGTCATCACGTATACAGATTCTGCAGGCAATGACCAGGACATGCAGGTGTCCACTGACTCGTGGTCACCAGAGGCACTGCGAATCACATTTGAGGTAGTGCAGGCTACGATCCCCTCTCCGTGGTGGTACGCGGATGTTACGGTGTACAACCTTGACCCAGAGACTATAGCCAATGTAATGACGACTACAAAAGTAAAACTGAGCGCCGGATTTCAGACGGGCCCGGCAAAGAGTTCCATCATTTGGGACGGCCCTGTATTACAAGTGCTACTGGATGAAGAAGATGTAGTCAACACGCGTGTAACATTTCACTGTGTGTACAACCCAATAGTCATGGCAAACCCGGTTGCATTCTCTATAGGCCCCTACGCGTCACAAGCTAAACTTCTGACTAAGATGGCGCAGAACATCGGGTTGCCTCCAATGGAGAACACGCAAAACAACGCGACACTCAGTGAATACGCTTACGCAGCTCTAAACGCAAAGCAGTACCCACGTGGTAATACGGTCTTTCACACCTTCGGTAAGTACCTAGATACTGTATCATCAGACCAGAATCTAACTACGTTCCGCAAAGCCAACGCAGCCTACATGACAGAGATTGGAAACGTCAGTGACGGCCTTACAACGCCAAAGGCTGACTACACTTACGCCCTGCCAAACCCGCCCGGAACAACGGCAACAGGGTTGCCAGATGGAACTACACAAAGCATCATTGGTACACCACAGCAGACGCCGCAGGGCGTGATCTTCACTGTGCTACTAGACCCGCGCCTCATGGTGACACTGCCGGTGCAGGTGGTGCAGTTGGCCGGCAACCTACTCATATCGCAGCAAGTGATCGAGGTCGGGGCCTTCCAGAACCCGGTCACCACACTCCAGTTCGTAGTTCAGGTGCGCCACGTAGGCGACTCGCGCGGCAACGACTGGTACACAGAAGTGACTGGCTGTAGCACGGTGTTTGCCGCCAACTTGCTGAGCGGTCTATTGTCAGCGACGTCATAATCAGCGCGGGCGACTCAGATACAAAGCCCCTAGGCAGAAGCGAGGAGTCCCATGCCCACCACCCCAACTGTTCCTGGGCTGACCCTGGCCCAGGTCACTTCGGCTGATACAAGCCAGTGGAAGCTAATCGTGAAGCAGGCCCTGGCTGACGCTCGTACAGCCTCGCCCGCCTTCCTAACGCAGGATATGGACGCCCTACATCAGACCGTCACAGTGCAGATTGCTATACAAGAACGCGTTCGCAACAACGGGCAGCAGCAGTGGTGGGACGTTCCCCCAATAGTCAACGTCCCAATTCTTGTACCACGCGGCGGCGGCTACAGTATCACACTGCCCTTGAAAAAGGGTAACCAAGGCATGCTGATCTTCTGCGACACATGTTTTGACAACTGGTGGGTCAACGGCCAGACAAGCGCACCCCCAGCACAGAACCCAGGGCTGACCACACCATCCGGTTCACAGCGCCAGTTGGAAGTGCGCCGCCATCACGTGCATGACTGTGGATTTCTGCCAGGCATGTGGAGTCAGAACAACCTTCTGACGGCCTACTCTACAGACTCGTTACAGATACGCAGCGACAGCGGAGCACTCGTCTTGGAGTTGTCGCCGATAGGCGTAAACATCGAGGGCAACCTATCAGTGAGTTCTGGCACAAACGGTACATTCACCACTCCAACAGGTCAGACAGTCACGGTACAGGGCGGATTAATAATCAGCATTGTGTGAGGACATGTGAACACAGCTTACTTTGCAAACATCATAGAAATTATTAACGCGTCAAATTCTTGCAGTGATGTGGCCGCCGCACTGGCTCAGGCAACTACGGCCGTGAGCACTCTGCAGACGGCTATAACGACGCAACTTGCCCTGCTAGCTCCATTGATAGTGGCCCCGACAAATTTAGCTGAGTTAGTGACGTGGGCGTCCGCTATGGTCGAAACCTATGTGGGCCCAAATGCTACGCTACTCGCCCAGCAGACTATTATTGCTGCGCAGTTGTCAGATATAGCCGCCGCCGCCGCCGCGCGGTCTTCGACCCTAGGGTGCATGTAAGATGTCCGCTTCGATACAGTACCTATTACTAGACTCTGACTACGACCCTGTATTCGATGCAAGTGCTAGCCTCACAGGAACATACGCTGTGGCGCAGGCTATCGACACCCGCTTGAAGTTATTCTTGGGTGAATGGTGGGAGAACAGAAACCTGGGTTTGCCGGTGTTCCAAGTCATTCTAGGTCAGCTTGGCTCGACGCAAGGCCTCGCCGCTATGACACTAGCCGTTCAGCAGAATATACAAGGTAGCCCGTATGTCACCGGAACAAGTGATGTGTCTGTCACCTTCACTAATGGTAGACTGGCCATAACGTACACCGCACAAACACAGTTCGGCACGGTGGCTAGTACCGTCACCTCGGCGAATCTAGGCTAGGGCCTGCAACCCCAAGAAAGAAGGAACAAGCATGAGTGCACCCGCCTATTCTCCACCGTCCATTACGGCGGCGGGGCTCACAGTTTCTTCGTACGCCTCTATACTGCAGGATAATCTGCAGGCGTTCCTCAACATCTATGGAGTGAATCAGTACGTCGCCCCGGATTCATCGATATACCAACTTCTTAGCATCATCTCACTGAAGCAGTCAGATACGATGCAGGCCGCACAGCTAGCCTACAACCAATCTAGTCCACAGACGGCGGTGGGTGCTGGACTAGACCGACAAGTGAAGATGAATGGGTTGGCTAGAGAAGCCTTCACCTACTCGACGGTGTCCCTGTACCTCACAGGAACCTACAACGTTACGATAAGCAATGGCTTTGCCCAAGATCAGAATGGCAATCTATGGTCGCTACCTACGACTGTGACATTCCCACTCAGCAGTGTAATCACTGTCACCGCCGTGTGCACAACACCTGGAGCCGTCGCAGCTGAGCCGGGGACAATCATCATCATCAATACTCCACAGGCCGGTTGGGCGACTGTGACGAACCCCACAGCGGCCGTCGTGGGCGCGGCAGTGGAGCCTGACTCAGCCTTACGCGCTCGGCAGGCTGTGTCCGTGGCGTTGCCGTCACTTACTCCTGTGGCGTCTACTATCGCTGGCATACTAGCTGCTCCTGGTGTGATCCGTGTAGCGCCCGGTTATCCAACACCTGGCGGGCCTGGGTCATCGATCGAGAATCCTACAGGGGCCTCAGATAGTTGGGGCAACCCACCGCACTCCATCTCCATGGTTGTGCAATGCACCAACACGCTGACTGTAGCGGCGGCAATTTACAGTAAGAAGACTATCGGCTGCCTAACACACGGGACGACTACGGTGCCAGTGGTGGACGCGAACACAGGCGTTACTTCGGACATCAGCTTCTTCCTTCCTACTTCCTTGCCAGTATTTCTGATAGTTGTGCTGTCGGGTTATGGCTCCACACCTACTAGTGCCACGCTCACGGCTGTACAGGCCGACCTTGTAGCATATCTGAACGCTCTGGCAATCGGTGAGACTGTCTCTATCGGTGCTCTGTACTACGAGATTATGGCTGTGAACACCAGCCTGTCAGCGCCTAACTTCGGCACACAGTCCGTACAGGTTGGCGTGCAGACAGCGGCGACTACGGGAACCTTCACAATGGGTGCCACCACGATGACAGTAGCATCGACTACTGAAATTATCAGTGGACAAATGGTGGTCGGTGCGGGTGTGGCCCCTGGAACGTTAGTTGTAGGCGCGCCGTCTGGGTCAGTCATTACGCTCTCACTAGCTGCCACAGCCGCCGGAACTGGGGCTGCAGTTGCGTTCGCCACACTCGGTGTAGTGGACGTTGTGATGCCGAATTTCTACTACGCTGCCGAGGGCATCGCAGCGAATGTTGCAGTGGTGACGGCGTGATGAACCCATACTTCGGAACGCAAGGTTTCGGAACGGGCGGTTATGGCAATGAGCCGATCGAGACCCTGCCGATTGGGTACTACGCCGCCCTACTAACCTCCCAGTATGCTAACTCCAAGAAGTTGAAGGCGCTACTGTACGTTCTACTGAAAAAGTTCGATGATGTGAGTCAAGTGATGGTTGCCATGGACACAGCACTCGACCTTGACAGCGCTGTAGGCATTCAGTTGGACATGCTGGGCGTGACAGTTGGTGCCTTCCGTACAGTCGACTTCCAACCGAGTAGTGGGGTGAGTCCTATATTGGATGACACAACATACAGACTCTACATCAAGGCAAAGATTGCAGCCAACCAGTGGGATGGAACTGTAGTCAGCCTATACCCTGTGTGGCGTCAGCTATTCCAGGCCGGTACCATCGTCATACTTGACGGGCAGAATATGACGGCCACCATCACCTTAACAGGTGCTTTTACTTCCATCGTTAAAGATCTCATCACCCATGACTACATCATCCCAAGGCCAGAGGGTGTTCTCTACACGTACCTATTCGGCGAGCTCCCGTACTTCGGCTTTGGCAGTTCACCGGGTTTCATTGCTGGATTCGGCGAAGGTCATTGGGTAGGCTAGACACCCTAGCGCATAAGAAAGTTCAGAAGGAGACTCGTGGCAACCACAAACGTTCAACAGTGGAACCCTGGCGCGGCCAACCAAGAGACGGACGCCGAGTACACGGCGGATTCACAGCGCGCTGGAGGCGCTACGGATCCGTCGTTGTTCGACGCGGCGCTCGCTAACAAGGCATTTTACCAGTGGTCAACCTACCTAGAGGGCCTCTTCACGGCGTTCGCCAATAAGGGCTTCACCACCAGCGACTCTAACCTATCAACCCTCACGGCCACGTGCGCCAACTTCCTTACTACTGCTGACTTACTTCCAGCCGTGCAGGTAGTATCCTATGCCGCCACGCTGACGTTGAACGCGGCCACGGCCAACGGCTTCTACATCAAAGCTATGTCCGGCGCGCTGTCCTTTACATTCACAGGCCTTTCTTCTGGGCAGGTAGTCGCGATGTACTACCAGCAAGATGGCTCTGGCGGACGCGTAGTAACCTACCCCTCTAATATGGTCGGTGCAGCGCAGCCTGACCCCGCACCGAACGCCGTCAGTCTGCAATTGTTCGGCTACGACACAACCACGGGGCTACTTCGTGCCTTCGGGCCCCTCGTCAGTGCCAATGGGGCGCTCTTTCCATCCAAACTTACAACTGCGCAGTTGACACTTTCGTCACCTGGTACGGCGGGTCAGGTGCTGACGAATGTGGGTGGTGTGTTCATACCGGTGTCCGTTCCACTAGCAGCCGCAACGCGGTACGATGTCACAGGCAGTCGTAGCTTCGGCTCTACGTACACTAACCCCTATGGATTGCCTATGACCGTCACCGGATATGGTATCACCAGCGGGAGTTCAGTCGGGAGCGTGCAGTGCTTCGTAAACGGGGCTGGTGACTTCGCGAACACAGTTGGTGCTACAGTGAATAACGGTGCCTGCGGCTTTAGCTTCGACGTCCCCACTGGGGCTACGTACGAGGTGGTGGCCAATACTCTTACGAACGGCCAGGGGTCAGCCGTCAGCGCAGTCGGTAAGTGGATTGAGACGGTGAGGTCCTAATGGCCAGCGAGACAACGACCCCAAATATAGGACTACAAATCCCCGCCTACAACCAACCAAACTGGCAGGTTCCGATTGGCTTCGATCTGAACCTACTAGACCTCATGCTGGGCGGTATCACGCCCATGCCAGCCCTGGCTAACTTTGTCATTACAAATCTCGGCACGCAGATCGCCGCCGTCGCTACATCTGAGTCCCCTACAGGTGTGATACCGGGAAACGCCTACACACTTAGCGCCGTCCCTAAATTCATCTTTGGATTTTACTGGAATGGCGTGTTCCAGAGGCCGACACTCGACTACACACTTTCCGGGGCTGTGATCACCATGACCAATAACGCCACTGTAAGCGGGGACAATGTATACGTCGTTTACATCTAGCCGATAAAGGAGGACCTAGCTCATGCTTCTAAGTGTCGCATTCCCCTTCAGTCTAGCCCCTACCGGGGTCACTAACGGCGAGAATACACTGTTTACACTGCCCCAGGCGCCCTTAAATAACTCATTGCTGCTATTCAAGAATGGGTTGTTTATGACGCCAGGTATAGGTGGTGACTATCTTATCATGGGAAATCAAATCACATTGGCCTCAGCTCCGGCCGTGGGGGATAAGTTACATGCACAAGGCACTTATTAGCGTCACAATTCTATTGTCATGCTGCACTGTACTGGCTCAGACTACGGTAAACCCTGCAACGCAGATTCGTTGGCCGCGTATTACTGGCGCGGGGACTCCAACAAGTCTATTCATATCGTGCAGTGCTACGAACTACGGCCAACCTTACCAGGATACATCCATATCACCGAATGCCTTCTATACCTGTGGCTCAGACGGGTGGGCCTTGCGCGGAGGCACGGTTACGAGCTTTGCCGCGCCTTCTGCGTCGTGGCCCACGTGGTTGGTGCCTACCGTGACCAACTCGACAACGGCACCGAGCCTTGCAGTGGCGGCGAGCGCGATTCCTCACTCGTCAATCGCAGCAACAGCGGTGACACCGGGAAGCTATACCATCGCCAACATCACCGTCGCTGCGGACGGCTCGATTACCGCCGCCGCAAATGGCTCGGCAGGTGGAGCTGTCCTTCTCGCTCCCACCACGGATCAGGCCATCGTGCAGCCGGGAAGCACGCAGTTCTCTGTTACCTCTGGGACGGGAGGCATCAACTTCAGTACGGGCGGGGCGATTGACTTCAATTCCAGCGCGACGATGGGCGTGGGCATCAACTTCAATACAACGGCGGATATGGGCTTGGCATCTGCGTTTTTTAACCTGGACGCAACCAACGGTATCAACCTAAACGACTCGTCAACGTCGGGTATCAACGCCAACACCGCTGGGGGAATTGATTTTACCGCTGCAATGAATGCGCAGATGAATGCAGGCGGGTATTTGTACTTTGGGGTGGTCGGAAACATCTATACGGCTTCGAGTGCGGGCCACATTATCTCATCCTCGCCGGACATTACGGTTCCCGGCAGCGGCTCGACGGCACTATGCATCAACCCTAGCGGTTTCGTGGGGACGTTTGGATGCGGCGGGGGTAGCAGTGGGCTATCTGGCATGACGGCCACGCAGATACCGATAGCGGCGACAGCCACGACCGTCACAAGCAGCGTACCTGCACCTGTTGGCACCATCGTAGGCACGACGGACACCCAGACCCTCACCAATAAGACGCTGGACGGTGTGACGCCCACGACAATGGGCTTCTTCGATCCCACTAGCAGCGTCCAAACGCAACTCAACGGCAAGCAAGCCGCTCTCACCAACCCCGTGGTAGGCCCTGGAAGCGGGGCGACGGTCGGACATCTGGCGGTGATGGGAAACACGGCGGGAACATCCATCACGGACGGCGGCGCGGTGCCGACGCTCTCCAGTCTCGGCGGCGTCCCCACGACCACCACGGTCAATGGCCATGCGCTGAGTTCCAACGTCATAGTGAGCGCGTCAGACCTTACCACAGGCACTTTGCCCCATGCCCAGCTTCCAACGCTGTTGAGCGCAGATATTCCCAACAACGCGGCGAATACCACTGGAACAGCGGCGAACATCACCGCTACGAGCAACTCGACTATCACGACGCTTCCCAGCCTGAGTCTGCCCTACTCGCAGGTAAGCGGTACTCCCTCGATTCCCACCGTAGGCACATGGGGCGCGTTGAATTATCCGACGTGGGTAAGTGGCACTCCGTTTGTGAAAATGACAGCGGCAGGGACGTTTGCGCTGGATACGAATACCTATCTAACGTCCAGTGGCGTAAGTGGCATGACGACGGGCCAGTTACCTGTTGCGGCCTCAGCAACTACGGTTACATCGTCAATCGCATATGCGACAGCGAACACAGCCTCGACTGTTGTAGAGCGCGACGGCAGCGGCAACGTGGGCGTCACCAATGTAAATCTTTCTTCCGGCATAAACTTCGGCACCTACTCGGTCGGCACCAACCCTGACGGTGTAGCCGTGGATCAATCCGGCAACGTCTGGGTTGCGAACTATGGCTCAGCCAACGT